CCCGATGTACAACTCCACGTGCGCATCAATGTCCAGCACAATGTCGCCGCGTATAAGGTCGCTGGCTTCTGGGTTCCCAGGATGCCACACGAACCCGACAGCTTCAAACGCATCGCGCATCGTCCACGTGCTCGGGCTAGGCAGCGGTATATCGAACCCCGCCTGTCTGAACGCAGTGCTAACCAAGCTCGAACAATCGTAGTCCACGCCGCCGTCGCGCGTGATCTGGTCGTACCCGTGGCTATCGTCGTTCGCTATCTCGATGGCCCATACCACCGCGCCCTCCACGCCGTCCGTCGGAGCAGTGCTCCCGCCGCCGCCCACGATCTTCCCGGGGTCGAAGTCGATGTGCGCCAGCTTGAACCCCGTGATCGGCATCCATCGTTGGCTGTGGTAGTAGTCCACGGCTTTCTCGACGTACACCCAGTCCGTGCCCTCGATGTACTTCCCTGGCAACCCACGGAACATGAACCTGTCCTGGAAGTAGATGTAGCCGTCCGGTTGCGGCGACCCGATGTAGAACACCGGTTCGTCGTTGAAGGTTCCGTAAAGGAAGCTAACGCCTGCCATCGAACCACCCCTGAATTCCATCCGCAATTGCCGTCAATATGAACGCCAGAGCCGCGAACAACATGAAGCCCAGGAACCCGAGCGGCCCTGCCATGACTACCATGACAGCGCACACAAGAGCACTCAATATCCAGATCAGCTTGCTCATAATGCCATCCTCGCTATGTCTCGGAACCAACCCTTCACCTTCGCGTTCTCATAGTACACGCAACCTGCGTTATACGCTTCCATGAGTCTTGCCACGAACGGAGACTTCCTGGAACCCTTCAACAACATTATGTTCGGCTGCATGTCCTCGGTCGTGGCCGCGAACCTCAACGGGCATTGACTGTCAACATCCGGAGAAACATAGAAGCAGCCGTTCCTAACATCGTACCAAATTCCTATCTCCATATCGTAGTATAGCATAGTGAACTTGTATTCGCAAGTGCTGGTTTTCTTGGCTATGAATTCAACGCTGTCCCTGAGCGACTTGTTCTCGATGGCGTACGCTCCGTACCTCGTGCCCTCCAACAGCTGTCCCCTTCGAGTGCTCTTCTTCTTCTCGATCAGATCAGGGTCTTCCACCAGCTCCACGAGCACCTGGTTGTCGTTGCCGTACAACCTACGCGTGCTGTCGTAAGGAACGTCAACGTTCCAGTACGTGAAGTACGGGTTGTTCACGCTGATCAGGTTCGCCAGCATCAGCCATCGCAGCTGGTCGCGGTCTCGGTCGATGGTCTGGTCTAGTTCCAAAAACGTCTCCACCTCGTTGGGAAGGTAGCGACGGAAGCCCTTGTCGATCAGGAACTCCTCGAAGATGTTGATCTTGAGCTTCGGGTAGGGGTTGCCCTTGTACATGGCCTGGTCGGTGAGAACGAAGTTGTACCCCATGACCTCCTTGTCGCATCTAAGCAGCTCACCGTCAACAGTGAACTCGTGCTCCTTGGCGAACTCGAAGCCCGGCACTCCTGCATAGCCCAGCTCCACAATATCCTTGAACAGCTTGTTATCGTCGCTCACCTTCTGCATTTCGGTCTTGTAGCGTCGGGTGTATCCGAACTGGAATTCCTTGGGCCGCTTCAGGTAACGGTCTATGCAGTGCTTCAAGGCACCCACGGTCTTGCCGCCGCCACGGTTGCCCACGATAAGGTTGTAGATGGCGTTGTAGCTCAACGTGCGTTTCGGCGTCCAGTACATTCTTCACCTCCTAATAAACGATGAACCCACCGACCTAAGCCGATGGGTTCCAGTTCGCCACGTTAAAGTTTTCCCACACAGTCGGCATGTCTGCTGTCTGTCCCCGGGCCGTCTTACCGGATGCCCTCCGAAAACAGGCGAGATTGGTACCCTAACGCGCTAGGGCCATTATATCACGATTTCGGCTCGATGACAACCCGGTATTCGTCATTTTCCAAAACTGACTGACCAGTCGGTTTATCCGGTTCCGGCTGTACCGTTTCCGGGACACCCGCATATGCGTTCCATGCGGCCAAATCTCCGTAGAACAGGTTGCAGTCCAAGTTTCCACTGTAACCCGCAACCTGTCCATCGGAGCAGAACTGCCAACATCCTACCAGACCTTGCGTATCAGGGCAATCCCAGGATTCGGCTTGGTCGAAGGTGGGATTGGCAACATCGGGGTAGCTTGCAACCCAGCGCATACAGTTCTCTTCCACGCCGCCCTGATCGAATCGCCACGGGTTCGCATATATCCACGGCCAGATTCCCGTCTGATCGTGAACGACGTGCACGAACTCATTAACCCATGATACGCTTTGATCGCCCTCCCAGTCAAGCACCGGGATTCCCTCGCCGAAGTAATTCGACGTGTTGTTGATGAAGTACACGGCTTCGTCTGTCGCATTGCCGTTCCCCGCGAAGTGGTAGAACCCCCAGGGCTTTCCCAGGTTCCTGCACTGCTGCACCCACGGGTCGCAGCACTCGTTCACGTAGCCCGTTCCTTCAGTGGCTTTGGTGATTACGAAGTCGATTCCTTGCAGTTGGGCAATGACCAAACCTGCTTGCCAGCTGGAAATATCGATGCCCCTAAGCATCTTCATCGCCCGTTATCTTCAATAGCTGCATGATCTTCGACGCTTTCAGCTCGGGGTTCAGCTTCACCATGTTCTCCATGATGCTGGTCAGCTCCATAGCGAAGATGATAACGCACGCCGGGACTACCAGCGGCACGCTCAGCCCCAAGTCCGGAACGTGCATCACGAACAGCTCGCACACCCATGCCAGGACGATGACCAGGATTAGCGTTCCCTTGTGGAACAGCCCCTCCCTCATCACCGTGCTCTCTATCTCCTTGTTCTTCCAAGCCGCCATGAAGCCCGTGAGAACGTCGAAGCACATCATGACCACGCAAGCGATCACCGCCCAGCTCATCGGCTCCGTGATGCCGAGCACCGGAAATTCCATCTTCTCCTCCTTAGTACCAGTTGTCAGAAATATTGAAGTTGACCCCGCTCACGAAGAATATCACGTCCTCCGTGAAAGTGTCCTGGAAGCTAACCTCGCCGGTGGACGGCATCACTACCATGGTCGTGATGCCGTACGTCGATGCATGGTAGCTCACCGGAACCGCAACTCCCTTGCCGGGCCGCACGGCTTCGGGGAGGACGGCGCACGCCGTACCGGCTGTGTATCCCGATGCGAAGTGCGCGTCCCCGATGATCTGCACGTCGTTGGTGCAGGACAGCATGATCGTGGTCGTGTCCCACACCCCCTCCGACGAGGGAACCAGCTCCGTGCGCTCCTTGAACGTCTTGAAGAAGTTCGGGTTGCCGGTGTCGATTCCCTCTGGCATTAGAAACCTGCTTTCCAGGTGTAGTTCATTGCGACCGTCGCACCTGCGGCAATGTTCTCGACCACGCAGGTAATGAGATTCTGATTGAAGTTGAAACAAGACTTTCCGCCGGGAACGCATCCGACGTTGGTATTGCCGTTGGCTTTTCGGCAGAACTCGGGAATAGCCATTTTATTGTTGATAGGATAAGCATTGACCGCGTTCGCCATGAAGGTCAACGTGATCATGCCGTCCTTTTCGAGTATCCGGTTTTCGATCACGGTGAGCGCGGAAGTCGTAACCGTGATTTTCCCGAGCAGCGTAGGCCACCAATCGCCGCCGTTCCATATCAGCTCGTGCATCTTGGAAGCGCACATGGTGTATCCGTTGGGCATGAGGTGGATATGGTCGGGGTCGCTGTTGGACTCTCCGAAGCCCTGGCCCCAACGGTAGCAGCCATCATGCACGTACACGTTGCCGTTAAGGTTCGCACGCTGCGCGCCGCTCATCATACCGGCATAGGTTTCCGGGTACGCGTACTGTCGTTCTCCGTCTAGGTTGTCGAACATCGGGCCGTTGAACGCTCGCGCCATGGGGAAGAAATGAATCTCGGCATTCGGGTACGTCTGCGTCGCGTAGCGGAAGAAATTATACGTCGCCTGGTCGAGTTCGGCTTCGGTATGGTTGGAACCGTCGTTCTGTCCGCCGAGCACCACGATGATGTCGGCGTCGCGGTACGACTGGTCAACGTTTTGCAGCTGGGTCAGAAACGTCTGCGACCCCGTGACGAAGCCCTGTCCGCCAACGCAAGCGTTGATCATATCGATGCCGAGCATGGTTTTGAGCTTCGCCGGCCACCCGTCGGCGGGATGCTCGGAACCCGAGTACGTCCCTGTTCCCCAGGAATCGCCGATGGCGATGCCCTTCGTGAAATGTCGGGTCGCCGCAGCGGTTTTCTGCAATTCGGCGATGTTGTTCTCGTTGGCCGTGATGCGCCCGTCGAACGCCTGAACCTCCTGGCGGTACTGCTCCACCTGCGCGTTGTAGTTGCCGGTCAAAGCCCAGTAGCTTTCGTTCGCAATGTCGATTCCCAGCGGCACGAACTGACGAGACGTGTAGCTGTTGCCCTGGTGCTCCACGATGGTCAACGGCTCGTACGTCCGCGTGTTCGACCACTCGATAGGGTCTGCGAACAACGGGACGTAACGCGCCCCAACGTATTCTCTGACTGCCATTCTAGCTCCTTACCTTCTCCGGTGTCTGATCGACCGTATACGGGCTGTCCGCATCCCATTTGAGGATCAGCCGCCCGTACGTGTCCAGCGTGTAGTCCGCGCCGGTGTCGAACACTATGTCCGACCATCCCTGCGGGATGTAGGCGACGAAATAGCCCTGCATGGTCAGGCCGAAGTAGACCTGCTTGGCTATCGTCTCGAATATCCAGGTCATGTGCTGGTCGATCCAGGCGATGACCTGTTCCTTGTAGTAATCGTCGAAGCCGCTGTCCATGAACTGTTGCAGAATCTCGTAGAGCTTTTCCACGTACTCGTACAACGCCTTGTAGTCGCCGTTCAGCTGGTTCATGGTGTCGGTGAGCACGTTAAGCAGGTACTCCACCTTGTTTGCTCGCTCGATGAACGTCAGGTTGTTGTCCAGCACGGCTGGCAGCGTCTTGTTGAAGCACACTATCATACGTTTCGCGTATGCCGGGTAGTTCGGGTTAGGCGGTACCGGGATAAGGTCTGCCATATCTTCTCCTTTACCAAACGAGCATGAAGCACGAGTTGATTTCATCGTCCTCAACTATCATGCGGTCAATGTTAAGCAATTCGCGACCGATTGTCAAGAGCTGTTTTTGCAAGCTCGGGTCGTGGCCGTGTGCTCGTCGGTGCGGTTGCGGTCGGAGTTCGAGGTCGCCTTGGACGTGGACGTCGTGTCGCTGTCCCCGGTTCCCGAGCTATTCGTCTTCTCCGCTCGCGTGAGCCAGCCATCGTCCAGGTTCTCGATTCTGGCCTGGGGCGTATCGAGCGAGCGTCCCGTGAAATCGTCACCCGTCTCCGAATGCACGGTCGAGGTGCCGTTCCCGGTCGATTCCCCGGTTATGCCCTCCAACACCTTGATCGTGTCCGTCCAGTCCGCTCCGATCAGATGGGCCGCATCGAGCACCTTCAACTGGTACAGGTTGTTGTAGTACGGCATGATCAGGTTCATGGCTTCGTTCATGCGCCACCCGAACTGCCCCACCGTCTCGGTTCCTATCTCTTTCAGGTAGTAGTGCTGGATTATCTTGCCGTTGATGCGGTTGCGCATCGCTTCCGTCTGCACGGGGTAGGGCGACAGCCCGAAGCAGTTCCCCGTAGCGGCCAACCCCAGCTTCGCATAGGCCAGCGGCCAGTTCGCCATTTCGTTGACCGCGCCTGCGTTCGCAAGCTCCTGCTCCACTATCCACCGAAGCTGCATGGTGTACTTGCTCATGGCGTCACTTCCCCAGGATGAGCTGTCGGAGCCGCGCCAGAAGGCCGTTCGGCTCGCTGCCCGCATCGTAGCCCGTGTTATCGTCGCCGGACGCATCGTCGGCCATGCCGCCTGTGGGAATCGTCCCCTCCTTGTCGGTGCGGATGTACACGCCGCTTCGGAAGTCCACTTCGACCGGCGCGCCCTGGTAGCCGTTGGCGTCGAGCAGCGCGTTTATCTCCTCGCACGCTTTCTTGCGCGGGTTCAGGCGGGTGAAGCGGTGCGCTTCCACGTCGCCCATGTTGCTCAGAACCTCGTCGGTGATCTGCCGTTCCTTCTTGTCGGTGTTCGTGTTCTCGATTCCCAGGTACGTCAGGGCCTCGTTCCACTTCTGGTGCAGCAGCACGTTGAGCTCCTGGCTGACGAACGGCGCGGTCGTGTTGAGCGTTTCCACCGTGGTCAGGTCGAGCTTGTTGTCGGCCCAGATATAGAACTGGTTTCCCGCCACCTGGTTCATGAAGTTCTCCAACGACAGCTTCTGCTTCTCGTTGCACTTGATCACGCACGGCGTCTTCTGCTGGGACACGTTCACGTCGATGCTGCGCTCGATGTTCGCCATCCTCGACGCGAACATGCACAGCGTCGGGAAGGGCGAGATTCTGATCTGCGAGTTGAAGATGATCACGCTGTTTGAAGCGTCCAGCCCTTGCACCATGGCGATGGCGCTGTCCACGCTGTAGGCCGAACGGTTCTTGGGAAGCTGGTACATGTTCATCTGACCCTGCAAAAGCAGCTGCATGATCGCATAGCCCTCGGGCGCGTTCTCGGGCGCGGCCTTCGCCAGCGTCTCGTCGTAGACGAAGCCCACGTAGCCGTTGAACATTATCCACCATTCCAGCATTCGAGCGTCGCATCCCTCGGGCAGGTTCTTCCACTCGAACACGCTCATGTACAAGTCCATCAGGCGGTACAGGTAGTTGTAGTAGGTAATGTCGTTCATCCAGGGTTCGTTCAGCTTCTCGTAGGCCTTTCCGGCCTTGCCGAACATCATGTCGGGAGGAACGGGGTTTCCGAACTGCGACCCCATCATGCCCATGGGGTTCATTCCGTCCAGGCTCATGCTTCCCTCCTTTCTATACGGGCGCGTTGGCCCTGTCGTAGTTTCCTATGTCCGAGTCGTGCCAGAACGTGATGCCGTTGTCGTAGATCGAGTTGATCAGGGCCATGTCGGCTGAGGGGACGTTCCCGTGCATCGTGGCGTTGCGCGTCTTCACGTAGTTCCAACATGCCCTGCCCGTTCGGTTGGGAGACTTCACGTCCTGCACGGTGTAGCCGTACATGTCGAAGAACCGGTCGATCAGGGCGGCGAACTGTCGGCGCACGCACATGCGGTAGGCCCCGAACGTGCCGTATCCGATACCGGCCACCGTCGCGTTGCTCACGGTGCCCACCGCCTTGCTGGGCTGCTGCGAAGCGTCGAACACGTTGGCACCCAGGTTGGCGAGGTTCGAGAACCCGAGCGCAGCCGAAGCCGCTTCCGCCCCCGTCGGCTCCATAGCCGACATTCGAGTGACCGTCTCGGCTGAGTGCCGCGCCGTCTGGAGCTTGGACGCGTTCGCCACGCCCCAGCCTATACCGCGGGCAGCAGGGATGAGCATGGCCGCTCCGCTCACCAGGTTCAGCAGGTTGTTGCCCGCGTTCTGGGCCAGCCAGTTCTGATAGCTGTTGTACGTCCACGAAGCCTGAACCAAACCTCCCAGCGTAAGCTGCTCCTCCACGTTCGTGTCCACGCCGTTGTAGCCTTTGGGCTGGCACATTATGTCAGCCGCCGGGTCGGGGGTTCCGCGCACGTTGAACACCGGCTGGGTCGTGTCCTGGAAGAACTCGAAGCGGTAATCGTGGTAGGCTCCCCGGAAGTTTGTTACACGCAGGAAGTTGAACGGGTACGTGTAGAGCTTGGCGTTTCTCGGGATGTAGCCGTCAAGGCCGTTCCGGGCACCCACGTTCGGGTTCCACTCCACTTGCTTGGTCTGTGCTTGCATGAACGATTTGAACACGTTGGAGCCGCTGGGCCAGTTGTCGGGTATAAGGCTCTTCGGGAAAAGCACGATAGCCGACACCGCGCTGCCGCCGCCGCTCATGTTGAGCATGTTGAGGAACGAGTTGACCTCGTCCAGAACGCCGCTCTTGAACACGTACATGCCGCAGCCCGAGTAAACGGCGTTGTTCCAGCCGCCTATGGAAGTGCGCTTGGAGTAGCCGCCCAGGCCGTTGTCGTACGGCTCCTCGGCGGTGAACACCACGGGAACCAGCTCGGTCAGGCCCGTGGACGGATGGTCGATGTTGCTGAAAACGTCCTGCGCGGCGTATTTCAGCTCGCCCGTGCTAACCGGCTCGTCCAGCAGGTTGGCACCCACGGTATCGTCGTTAACGTGCTCGCGCTCCACGTAGCACTGCGACAGCGTGTAATCGAAGTACCACGTCTGCATGACGTCGATCTCGAACATCACGTGGCACAGATCGTCGTTGACGTACACGACGTCGGTTATGAAAGCGTACCACCACTTCGTGTTCGTCGGGTTGGTGAACATCATGTAGTTGTATCCGTACAGCTCGTTGGCGTTCGAGGAGAAGGCCACCTTCCCCTCGTCGGGACGGATGTAGACGGCATCTGGCATCAGCTTGGGGCACTGGCCCGCGAAGTACGACGCCTGGGCCGATCTGCTGGAGAACGTCATCGTGTGCATGTAGGAGCGGTCGAACGGGACGTTGCCCAATCTGACGCTCGATGAAGGGATGCTCATCTTCACCTCCTTATCTGAAGGGAGGGCCGAAGCCCTCCCGTCCGGTCTATGCCTATGCTGCGACGGTCACCGTGGCCGTGCCGCTCTTGGTCGCGTCCATCGTGGACGTGGCTGTCACGGTCAGCTCCGGGTTCGTCTCGTCGGTCGCCACGTAGAGCGTGCCGCCGTCGATGTGGGTTCCGGAAGCGAGCGGGGTCGTTCCCGTCACCGTCCAGGTCACCGTCTTGTTGACGATGCCGCTACCAGCGACCGTGGCCGTGAACACGGCTTGCTGGCCCTTGGACACGGTGGCCGTCGTGGGGCTGAGCGTGACCGACGTGATGGCCGACGCGCCGGGGTACAGGGCGATCATCGTGTGGAACGGGCTGATGGAGAACGTTTTCCACGCGTGGAGCCAGTAGTTCCAGTACAGGCCCTCGCCGTTGTAGTTCTGGGTCATGTTGTTCAGGTTGTCGAAGATCATCGTGGCGTCAATGTCGATCAGCGTGCCGATTACCTGCTGGAGGATGGCAAGCTCCGCTTCCGTGAACTTGTGGAACGCCGGGTCGACGGTCTTGGCCCCGGTGTCGAGGTCTACCGTGGTGAACATGGCTTCCATGCGCTCCCAGTCGAAGTTCGCGAAGCTGTCGACCGTGATTTCCTGCTGCTGGTACTCGGCCAGGCTCAGGTTGAACGCTGCGGCCAGGGAGTGCACGTCGAAGTTCGCGCGGGCGCGGTTGGTGAGGATGAGACGCTGCTGCTCCAACGGGGCCGTCTGCGTGACGCCCGCCATGTTGTACTGGTTGGAAGCCCATGTGAGGTCTCCCGCCAGGGTGCGAAGCTCCACCAGGTTGGCGTCGATGTGCTCCTTCGTGTCCATGGCGTTGATCTGCATGGGGTACATGTAGCCGTTGATGATCGCGGTGGCGAGCGTGTACTTGATCATCTGGTCTTCGTCGATCTGCAAGGCCTTGACCATGCTGTCGATGATGCGGCTCACCAGGTCGCTCACGCCCTGCCAGGAAATGAACGCCGTCTTGAGCTGGTCGTTGGAAATGGTCTGCTTGTAGTAGATCTGGAAGTTCATCGCGTGGAACGCGGCCTTGACGTCCGGAATCTCGCGCTTGTAGATCGTGCGCTCGGAGTTGGCCGGGTTGTACTTGAAGGGCTTCGCGATCTGGACGTACACGTCCTCCACGATTTCGCCCGTCTCGATGTAGCCCTTCTTGAGCGACAGCAGGTGCGAATCGTAGGCGATGTCCTTCACGTACACGAACGCGATGCGGTTGATGAGGGCGTTGAGGAACGGGTTGTGATGGACGTCGTAGCTCATGACCAGGTCGCCGATGGCGCGCGAGTTGTCGGCGACGGAGAACGAGGTCACGTTCCCGGCGGCGTCCGTCTCCTCGGACAGCAGGTTAGCGCTCTTGAGGTCGCGGTAGAACTCGGCACCGGACGGATCGTCCAGACCGGCCACGGTTTCAACAAGCTGCTTGCCGTCCTTGACGGCTGACTTGGATTTGGCTGCTTCCAGTTCTGCGGGGGTGGGTTTCGTAGGCATGTTTCGGTTTCCTTCCTTAGTAGCCTTGACGGAACTTGAACAGGGTCTCGATGCCCTCGGGGCGCGCGTCTCGCCGAATATCGTCGGCTTGGGCGCGCTTGATCTCCTCGGGCGAGGTGAAGTACATGGACACGTACTTGTCCCGGAACTCGTCTCGCTCGATGGCCAGGGCGTCGCGCTCCGTCTTCAAACGGTCGCGCTCCTCCTGCGCCGCCGTCAAGTCCTCGGACAAGTCGGGTTGGGCGTCGAACAGAGCGTCCAGGCGCGCAGCCGATGCCAGGCGTTCCCCGGCGTCTTCCAGCTGCGCCATGTTCTGCAACTCGTCGCGGTACTCGCTCATGTTTCCTCCTATCTGATAGTAAACCATTTATTGTACAACACTATACCACCGTCTACGTGGGAATTGAACAGCTTTCCGTAATATTTTGCTCCCACCTCAAAATTATCGAACGTCACCTCCGTGTAGCAATCCTCCGGTACCTCCTCTCCTTCCTTGGGAACGTAGGAATGGCAACGCTCGGGAAGCCCCGCGCAATGGACGGTAAGCTCGCCGTCCTCTATGAACACGTACGTTTTGGCTCGGTGGGCCTTGAAATGCTGGAAGCGGTGCTCCAGCTTCCAGGCTCCCAGCCTGTAGGGGTCTACGTCGAGCTGTTCGGGAACGTCGGTTCCGATCAGGTACAGCGAATCGGTGTCGGCGTAGACGAAGCGGTCGAACACCGACTGGGCCGACCTGATCGTCTTGTCCCGTGCATAGGCGGTGATGAACGACGCCGCCGGTATGTAGATGGGGTCTCGGTACTCGGGTTCCAGCTTCTCGTACCATATCCTGCCGTCGCGCTTCACGGGCTTCATCGAGCGGCATTCCGGGTTGGTGCCGAACTTGCCGTAGGACGAGTTCATGCGGAGCTTCGAGAGGAAGCGCATCCCCTCGTTGCCCTCCTCTGCGGCTTTCACCTTGGTCTCGTTGCACTCGTCTATGAAACCGTCGAACAGATGGTTGGAAGCCTTGAACTTCCAGCCCTCATAGTATTCTATATCGTGCACGTCGTACTGATCGAAGATCAGGGCCAAGTCAACGTTGGTGACGTAGCGGACTATGGGGCCCTGCGTGTCCTCGATGTACTCGGTGGACGAAAAGCGGTCGGAGTACATCGACTCCTTCACCTGGATGCAGGGGACGTGGTCGGGCTTGAGCGTGCAATCTATCTTCACCGCCTGGACGTAGAGCGGGTATACCTTGTCCGGGACGTACTCCCCCGTGAAACGCTTGGGGTCGCCGTAGGGCAGAAGCGAGTATCGCATGACGGAGGGGTACAGGCTGTTCACGTCGAAGCTGATTCCCTCGCCCACGTCGTAGCCGCAGAAGAGCGGGTTGGCGTAGGTGAAGCCGCCTTTGTACGATTTCCTGACCTCCTCGTCGTAGTCCGGGACGGGGAACATCTTGCGGAACTTCTTCTCGCCGCCTATGCTGCGCTTGTAGTTGGCCAGCGCGTTCGACCCTGCGGTGATCTTGGTGTCGCCCTCATCGAAGAGAATCTTCAACGCGCGCGCGGCGATCACCACGTCCTCCCTGATGTAGGCGATCTCATCGTCGGTCAGCTCGTGGCCAGGCTCGCGGTACGCTTCGTAGTCCAGTTCGAGTTTGGAATCCTCCTTCTCGAAGCCGAACGCCTTGGGAATCTTGGCGATGGGCAGCGGGATGACCTTCAAACTGTCCAGCAATTCGACCGTGTGCAGCTTGGAGAACTTGAGCTTGCACGAGTAGTGCTGGCCCTGATCGCTGATCAGCGTGGAGAAGGTGTAGGGCTTGGACGTTTTAATATCGTCTGTCCACTCCCAACCGTGGTCGTACAGCCAATTGTATATGAACTCCGCGTCGAACTTCAAGTTGTGGAAGTAAACGCGGGAATCTTCCACGTGCTCCAACCAGGACATGAAGCCGTCCAGGCTGTTGCCGTGGTTCCAATCGTCGGTGTTCTCGATGTTGCACCAGGCGTACGCCCATACCCGGCAATCATCGAAGTCGGTAGTGGTCTCGAAGTCGGCAGTGTACTTGCCCATCCGATTCCACCTCCATTTATCAAGAAGTCTTGCGAGCTTGCCAATCAGCATATATCTCCTCCCATCCTTCCAAGATGGTACCCATGCGCAGAGTCATGAAAGCCTGTTCGTCGTACACCCACTCGATGCGTAGACGCTCGTCGTAGGTATCGTAGGCCCATTTGAGGAACGCCGGGTCGTTCTGGGACAAGTCGAAGATGATCTCCTGCACCCTTCTCGCAGCCCTGGGGAAGTACGAGAAGAAGCCGACCTTCTCCATGGCGCTCACGTAGTTGTCGTACATGCTGACGGCTCGGTCGAAGTCGTTGATGCGCGATTGTTCGCGGTAACGCGCCAGCAGCCTTTCCATCTGTATCTGGGTCATATCGGCCACGCCCTTCTTGGCTGGAAGGAGGTTGTACTCCTGCATGCGGCCCATGTTGCCCGTGAGGATGCCCGCGTCCGTCTGGATGCCCGCCTTGCGACGCTCGCGCGCCTTGCGCTGCTCCTGGACGCCGAACGCGATCTGGGCTTCGCGGTACTCCCACTTGGTCACGATGACGCCCGCCCGGTTCTGGGTGAGCGCGAACGCCGAAGCATGGGAGCCGCGTTGCAGGGAGTTCACTACGTTGTTCAGCTCGCGCGCCGTCTGGATGGTCTCCCGAAGCTCTTTGTAGGAGGTGGGGTCGGGCATGTACTCGGCACCGGTGGGGTGCTTTTTCTTGGCCCAGCCTAGGGCAGCATTGTAGCTTCTGACCGCTTTTTGAAGCCTAGCGGTCTGGGAAGGAGTCCACCTAATTCTAGCTGTTCTAGGCATGTAGCCGTCACCTCTTCGCCGTTATACATGTATTTGACCAGGAAGCCTCGCGTCTCCACCTGACGGTAAAGCTGGATGCACGCCGCAGGTCGCATGTTCACGGGGCATCCGATTCGCTCGCCCATGGTGGCCGTCATGTTCCGCATCCTCTTGTCAACCTCGCGTATGAAACGGTTATAATGCGTGGACGATGAGAAGTAGAACCTCATGCCCTGCTCGCGAGCTACCCACGGCGATTCATCCAACTGGTAGAATATCCCGTTTCGGCTAGGCATGGCAACCAGTGCTCCTCTTGTGGCGGCTGACGGCCTTGACGGCGTCCTCGTTGATGTAAAGGCACACGCCGCGGTAGTCTGCGGGGATGTAGGCGTTGAACGCTTGGAGAACCTTCAAGTGGCCCTCCTCGCGGTAATCGACGTGCCCCGTGTACTTCTCGTCCTTGGTGAACATGTACTCGTACTTGCGAGGATGCTTCATGAACACGGACACGCCCTGGGGGATGACGTCATCGTACCATTCCTCTTTGGTCATGACGCGCCCGCGGCTCATGTCCAAGAACTTCCACATCAGGTCTAGGTCTGCATCGGTCAAGCGCGGTTTGATGTAGCCCATTGATACCTCCTTAAAGAAAAGGGAGGGCCGAAGCCCTCCCCTGGGCGGGACGCGATTACTCTTTGACTAGCTTGATCTTGAACATGGAACCGAGCTTGGCCTTCTTCTTGACGATCTTCACGAGGGCCGGGTTGTCTTCGGAGACGTTGCGGAACTTGAAGAGGTTCGCGAGGTCGGCGGGGAGGGTCTTGGACTGGCCGTCGAGGGAGGTTCCGTCGGTGAGGATGATGGTGACGTGCGGTCGGCACTCCACCTCGCCCGTCTGCTCGTTCAGCACCTCGATGGCTTCCACGACGTAGTCGCAGATTTCAAGGGTCTCCTCGATGTGGTTGTCGATCTTGTCATCGGCCGCGCTGGTGGCGTTCCACAGGGCGATCTGGCCGTCATCGGTGGTCACGTCGAAAGACGCCATGATCTGACCGGGCTGGATGACGCCGGCCTTGATCATCGCTTCGTTGGCCGGGGTTGCGATCAGTTCTTCGGACATGTGATTCTCCTTTACTCGGAAACGGTCTCGTCAAGGGCGGGCTGCTCGATCTTCTGCACAACCTCGGCCTGTTCGATGAACTTGGCGACGGTCATGGACAGGGAGACCTCGCGCAGCTTCTCCCACTTGACGATGACGGTTGCCGCCAGGCGCGGGACTCCCAGTGCTTCGCGAACCTCGGCACGGGCCTTGGTATCGTCCATGGAGAAGTCGAACACTTCCAGTTCGCACAGGTCTTCCTTCATGGGGACGTCGTTCTCGTCGATCGTGATGTTGAACGCCTTGATCTGGTAGACCTCGAACGTTCGCTTGATGTGCTTTGCCATGTGTGGCTCCTTTCGATTGGGTACCTGAGGAAAGTATAACATGTGGAAGCGGGAAAGGTGTTAAGGTGGATGTAGATTCATCGAAAATACATAATTCATATCAGGCTACTGTGTATCCTTCCTCTTGGTGGATAAGGTAATCCATGCATGGAATCTCGTTTCTGCGATCTTCCACCCATGGAGAACCGCAGCATCCGCACCCTCCTATATCGAACCCGTGCTCGTCGCACAGGGCATCAAGGGCGTTTAGGAACTTGACCAGCCGTGCCTGATGCGCTGGGTATAGGTTGTTGAAATGGTATTCTTTTCCATCGGGGTACAGTTTCTTGTCCGTCATGCTTTATCCTTCTCTTGCGGTGATGTAGCCTGCTGTTTCGTAAATGCCCAGGTGGGCGGGAACCTTATTTGGATTCGGCAGATCGCCGTTCAATTTCTTATAGTTCCTCATGTGGTACAGTTCAGCACCGTTGATAAAAGCTTTCTTAACATCTAACTTACTATGAGAAATTAAGAACATCATGCTATTCATAGAACTTCACCAGCTCGCTGATCGGCATTTCGGCGGTCTGGCCGTCGCGCGTAGTGATCGTCACCGTGTTGCCGTTTCGCGTGTAGCGGAACCATCCCAGCGTTTCCATGATCTTGCTCCTTATCTCTTTGATTATCTCCTGCTCGATTTGACGCTGCCATGCTTCATCGAGCTTTTGCAGCTTTTGAGCCATTTCCTGCTGTAGCTTCTGCTGTTCTAGAACTTGTCCAGGCTGCCAATGAACGGGAGCAGGATAATCAGAAGCCACGTTAGAGCTTTTCGCCAGATCGGCCATTCCTCGGGCATAGTGAGACACCTTCCCTAATCGTACGTTGTGGTTGAACCGTGCCAGGTTGGATAGATCGCCGTAGGTCATGATTCGTCCTTGAAACCGCATGCGTACAGATTTATATCCATGAGCGTCTGGCTTAGATCGTCTCTTACGGATGCGATCTTGACGATAATCTCTCCGTCTGTTACACAATAATCGTAGTTCTCGGCATCGAAAATCACACGAACGCCTGTGTACGAACTCAACAGATCTGCCACTTTTTCATAGAAACTCAGTTTACCGTAGGTCATGCTGAATATCCTTTTTTTGCCCGAGATTGACGGTTACATGCTTGATTTTCTGCTCGCCCGAGTGGTAGTATAACTCGTGACCGGTGACGAGTTCAAGGGTCATGATGGACGAAACCGCACGGGCGCGTTGGATGCGTATATCTGTTTCGTTGCAATGCATGCGTTGCATTGCTTTAAGGGCCATCCATTCCTCGGCTACGCTGTCATAGGCCTTTTCGATGTTCTCGGCTGGGATGATCATGGTAGGCCCCTTAGTAGTCGTAGGTACGACCACCGTATACGATGCCGTTCACGAACTCATATTCGTACTCTTCATACGAACATCCAAGACTTGCACGCTTGCGCATGATGTTTGCATTAACATCCATGCCACAAGCACAATAGTCCTGAATGAACGCGTGAAGGTGCTTCCATGTGGTAACGCTGTAATCGTAGCGAGGGAGGAGGAACACGCGATATTTTTCGCTGCGAGCGTCGTAACCGTAGACTGCAACAAGTGAAACGTAGCTAGTGAGGGTGAAAGCGTCGGTGACTGTGAAACGGTTACCGGTGAGATCTTCAAGTTCGATGATGTGATTGTGGTTGACTTCTGCGCTCATGTTGCGAAGTTGGACAGTGTTCATTATTGTCTCCTTTGACTCGGGGTTGGGCAGCTTCCCTAGCTGATGGATTTATTATACACCC